ACTATTGCGACCAACCTATGGGGATTGTTCCTTATAGATCCTTTAAGGAGGACCAATGCTGGCAGTAATTCAACATCACATCCGCAACCCCGATGACATTCCTGACATCCCTCAAGCCTCCGCTGACTACCTCAACGTCCGTCTTAACGCTTCCTATCTGCTCGCCACTGGTGCAGTCGATGAGTTGCGCAAGGCGGGCTACTCCGAGAGCTACATCGGTGGGTTCATTGACGGCTGCAACGCTGCCACTGAGATCGTTGAGCTGATGCAGGAGAGTCAACGACAAGAACAGGAGGACGAATAAGCATGTGCTTCTCATCCAAGGTCAAGACCCCAAAGACTGACCCCAACTCCCTAAAGGCCCCCGAGCCGGTTCTCATTGAGGAACCTAAGGGTGTGGACTTCGGGGCATCCGCTTCTGACCAAAGCACAGCAACTGGTGTCGATGCGACAACCGTAGAGAAGGACACTGTTACCGCTGACAAGGGTGATGGGTCTTCGTCTGCTGTAGCCACCGATACCGGAACCAACACCAAGAAGGTCAAATCGGCCTCAGTCAAGCGGGCGATCACAAAGGTCACCGCATGATCCTAAGGTCGGTCCTATTGGAACCCGGCCAACCCTCTTCAGCCCGCGAGATCATGAGTCGAATCATTGACGACATGACCGAACTCACTTGGCAGTCAACTCGACAAGAAGCTGAGACCAGAGTCCTTGAATCCGTCGAATCACTTGAGCGCATTGAGATAACCGTGAGGGACCTTAAAGGGTCCTTGATGGGTATCGCTTCGTGTGTTGGTGAGGATGACGATCACCTGGGCATCGTGTTCTCAGTGCACTGGCGCTTCGTCCTCCCTGAGGCTCGTGGCGCTGTCGGTGTGGCAATCCAAAGGGAGATCCTCAGGGCTGCTCGAAGGGCTGGCGTGAAGGTCGTGGCGTACACCAAGCGGGTCTCTGAAGGCCGGTTTGAAGTTATCTATCAGAAACTCAAGGAGAAACCCTATGGGCAAAAAGATCAAGAAGGCCATCCAAAAGGTCACCAAAGCGGCTGACGTTCTGGGTGTCCATGACGAAGGCAAGTCGAAGGAGTCCGCTCCTGCCGCTGCTGTTGTAACCGCTCCAGCTCCTGCCGCTGCAACTGTGGCAAACCCCGAGGCAACCACGGACACCGCTGAGGCTGACACTGAGGCCGCGAAGAAGTCTGCTCGATCCAAGGGCAAGACCGGTCTGTCTGTTGCTCGAAGCCCCGGCTCTGGCCTTAACGTTTAACAAGGAGGTGACTCATGGCAACTACAGCCCGTGAGGGCCTCGCTGAGGAAGGCGCAAAGGCCGTCTATGAACGCCTGAAGAACGACCGTGTTCCTTACGAGACCCGTGCGGAGAACTGCGCCAAGGTCACTATCCCGTCTCTGTTCCCTAAGGACTCCGACAACGCCTCTACTGACTACACCACACCGTGGCAAGCAGTGGGCGCTCGTGGTCTGAACAACCTGTCTGCCAAGGTGATGCTCGCTTTGTTCCCGTTGCAAACGTGGATGAAGCTGAAGGTGTCCGAATGGCAGGCCAAGCAACTGGTCGCTGACCCGTCGCAACTGGCTGTCGTGGAGCAGGGCCTGGGTATGGTCGAACGAATCCTGATGTCCTACATGGAAGCCAACAGCTACCGAGTGACGCTCTTTGAGTTGATCCGTCAGTTGGCCCTTGCAGGTTCCGGTTTGCTCTACCTTCCACCGCCTGACGCAAGCTCCGCTGCTTACAACCCGATGAAGCTCTACACGCTCCACAATCATGTGGTTCAGCGAGATGCCTTCGGGTCTGTCCTACAGATCGTGACCCTCGATAAGGTGGCCTATGCGGCCCTCCCAGAGGACATCCGAAACTCGATGGACACCAATGGTCAGGACATCAAGCCTGATCAGGAAGTTGAAGTTTACACCCACGTCTATCTCGACGATGAGTCAGGAAACTATCTGAGCTACCAAGAGATCGACGGTAACGAAGTCGATGGCACCGAAGGTGAGTATCCAGTGGATGCCTGCCCATGGATCGCTGTTCGATGGACCAAGCGTGATGGCGAGCATTATGGCCGTAGCCATGTGGAAGAGTATCTCGGTGACCTAACGTCCCTTGAGAGTCTCCATGAGGCAATGATCAAGTTCTCAATGATCGCCTCTAAGGTGATCGGATTGGTCAACCCCAATGGCGTCACTCAGGTTCGTCGTTTGGTTAAAGCCCAGACGGGTGACTTCGTGGCAGGCAAAAAGTCTGACATTGAGTTCCTGCAACTTGAGAAGACCGCTGACTTCACAGTCGCCAAGTCGGTAGCCGATGCTATTGAAGGCCGATTGAGCTACGTCTTTATGCTGAACAGTGCCGTGCAACGACAAGGTGAACGCGTTACAGCCGAAGAGATTCGGTATGTTGCGTCTGAACTGGAAGATACCCTTGGGGGCGTCTATTCGATCCTCTCTCAGGAACTCCAGTTGCCTATCGTCCGCATCCTGTTGAATCAGCTCCAGGCGACAAGTCAGATCCCTGATATGCCAAAGGAGGCCGTTGAGCCAACTGTGAGCACTGGCGTGGAAGCGCTGGGTCGTGGGCAAGATCTCGACAAGTTGAATCAGTTTCTCGGTGCGATGACCCAAGTGGCTCAGCTCCAACAGGACCCTGATCTCAATATGTCGAACATCAAGTTGCGCTTAGCGAACGCCATTGGGATCGACGTTACGGGCCTCTTACTGACTGAAGCTGAGAAGGCTCAGATCCAATCCCAAGCGATGGTCCAACAAGGTGGCATGGCTGCTGCGAATGGACTTGGTGCTGGTGTTGCCGCTCAGGCGACTGCAAGTCCTGACGCGATGAGTGCTGCAATGGATACCGCTGGTGTTCAACCTGCTGCTCTCGGGTCTCAAGTTTAAAAACCCTCACTATTGCGACACAAGGAGTCCGGTTGAATTATCCGGCACTACACCGAGAAGAGTTCGGGACTTGATGTTGCTCCCTATTTAAGAAAGGAGACTCTATGCGCTTTGGTATTGGTTCGCTTCACTTGGCGATGGCCGTAATGGCTGGTGCAATGTATCGCTCCGAGGATGTATATGCGTCCTTCGGTGTGAATGGTGCAGTTATGTCCAGCAACAACATCACCGAGCACGAGCAGAACATGCTGGCTCTGCCAACTAATGTCCGTGATGGTGACGACGAGATCGAGACTCTTGGTGCCGAAGAACAAGGCGACGACCAAGACGAAGACGATCAGGACCAGAATGATGGCTCCGAGGAAGGTGATGAGGACAGTGCCCAAGACGAAGATGGCGCTGACTCCGATGACTTTACCCCACTGGGCGAGCCTGATGCTGAACTGGTTCAATCCTCTAAGGAGATCGACGAGTACGCTGAGGGCTTCCAACAGCTCCGCGCTCAGGCGATCAAGATGGGTCTCCCTGCTGATGCAGCGTCTGCCATTGAGGCTGAATACGAGGCCGACCAGAAGCTCTCTGAGAAGTCTCTGGCAGCCCTTGAGGCCGTTGGTTACTCCCGTGGTTTCGTTCGGTCGTTCATTGCCGGTCAAGAAGCTGTTGCCTCGAAGTACGTCTCGCAGATCCAAGCGTTCGCTGGTGGTCCTGAGAAGTTCACCCAGATCCTTGGGCACCTCAAGGCCAACAGTCCAGACGCTGTGGTAGCACTGGAAGAAGCAATGGGTCGTCAAGACCTCGCTTCGATCAAGACCATCATCAACCTGGGCATGCAGTCCCGTACCAAGAAGTTTGGTAAGGCCCCCGAGCGTAGCGCCACTAAGCGCGCATCGGCTCCATCGGCCGCCGCTAAGGCATCCGAAGGGTTCGCCTCTCAGCGTGAAATGGTCACCGCTATGTCTGATCCTCGCTACCAGAACGATGCTACCTATCGCCGTTCGGTTGAAGCAAAGGTTGGCGCTTCGAGCTGGTAAGCCAGTCGTTTAAAAACCCTCACTATTGCGACACACACATAGACCTTCAGGCAAATCCTGAGGGTTGACCGTGCGTGTCCTTCAAGAAAACTCATAGAAGGAGATCTACTCATGGCAAACGCAACTGGCGGTCAGAAAATCGGTACTAACCAAGGCAAGGGCCAATCGGCTGCTGATAGCCTGGCACTGTTCCTCAAGGTCTTTGGCGGTGAAGTTCTGACTGCATTCGTGCGTCGTTCCGTGACCATGGACAAGCATATGGTCCGCACCATTCAAAATGGCAAGTCGGCCAGCTTCCCTGTTATGGGTCGCACCAAAGGTTACTACTTGGCACCGGGTGAGAACCTGGATGACAAGCGCAAGGACATCAAGCACTCCGAGAAAGTGATCACCATCGACGGTCTGTTGACCAGCGACGTTCTGATCTACGACATCGAAGACGCAATGAACCACTACGACGTTCGCGCTGAATACTCGGCTCAACTGGGCGAAGCTCTGGCAATCGCTGCTGATGGCGCGGTCCTGGCTGAGATGGCGAACCTGTGCAACCTGCCTGCCGCTTCCAACGAGAACATCGCTGGCCTGGGCACTGCTGTTGTCCTGAACATCGGCGTAGCTGCTGACCTCGTTGACGTTGAAGCTCGCGGCAAGGCGATCCTGAAGGGTCTGACCCTGGCTCGTGGCCGCTTCACCAAGAACTACGTCCCTGCTGGTGATCGCCGCTTCTTCACCTCCCCAGACGACTACAGCGCAATCCTGTCCGCTCTGATGCCAAACGCTGCCAACTACGCCGCTCTGATCGACCCTGAGACTGGCAACATCCGCAACGTGATGGGCTTCGAGATCATCGAGGTTCCACATCTGGTCGCTGGCGGTGCTGGCACTGACGCTGATGGCGCCAACCAAAAGCACGCCTTCCCGGCCACTGCTGCTGGTGACGTCAAGGTCGCTATGAACAACGTGATCGGCCTGATGGTTCACCGTTCGGCTGTGGGCACCGTGAAGCTGAAGGACATGGCTCTGGAACGTGCTCGTCGTCCTGAGTTCCAGGCTGACCAGATCATCGGCAAGTACGCGATGGGTCACGGCGGTCTGCGGCCTGAAGCTGCTGGCGCACTGGTATTCACTCCAGCCGCCTAAGGCTCACTAAACCCCATTGGGCCCTCAAGGGTTCTTTGGGGTTTTTTTCTTCTACTTCCATCACATAAGGAGATCCCTATGGATGAATCCTATTTGACACAGGACGATGAACTCGCAGCCGTCAATGACATGCTCGCCGCTATCGGTGAGAGCCCTGTGAGTTCCCTCGAAGGCGACCCTAACGCTGACGTTGCGAACTGCCGAAGAATCCTCAATCAGGTAAATCGTGAGATCCAGTCGCGTGGCTGGACGTTCAACATTGAGGAAGCTGCAAGTCTCCAGCCGGACGTTACCTCGGGCCTGATTAATTACCTGCCTTCGTACCTCCGAATGACCACCTCTGGGGGCACTGCCTACATCAACCGAGGCGGTGTCGTCTATGACCGGACGACCCTGACGGACATCTTCACGGACCCTATTGAGGTCGATCTGATCCGCCTCAAGCAGTACAGCGAGATGCCAGAGTGCTTCCGCTCCTACATCGTTGCCAAGGCTTCCCGTCGATTCAACATCCGCTTCTTTGGCGCTGGGGAAATCGAAGGGTCTCTCCAAGAGCAAGAGGCGGAAGCGTGGCAAGCCATTCAGGAATACGAGCTGGACTTCGGTGGCTTCAACATGCTCGACGGTGACTCATTCACTGGCGGCAAAATCTCTCGCTAAAGGAGGTCTCATGGCACTCGTTACGCAAAGCGTCAAGAACCTCAAGGGAGGTATCTCGCAGCAACCCGACATTCTCCGCTTCGCCAACCAAGGGGCCCTTCAGGTCAACGGTTGGTCCTCAGAGATGAAGGGTCTACAGAAGCGACCACCAACTCGGTTCATCAAGCGCATCGGTGAGGTTGGGACATTGGGCACCAAGCCCTTGATCCACCTGATCAACCGTGACGCCTCTGAGCAATACCACTTCGCCCTCACAGGGTCTGGTGTGGCCGTGTGGGATCTCCAAGGGAATCAGTACACAGTACGTGGCTACAACGGCTACGCCAACTGTGCATCCCCAAGGACCGACCTGAGGATCATAACCATTGCTGACTACACCTTCGTGGTGAATCGCAAGAAGGTCGTTGACCTGGGAAGCTCCCTCACATCGCCTGACTATCCTCGACTCGATGGGCGGGCCCTGATCAACGTCCGTGGTGGCCAGTATGGACGGACCCTGACGATCTCGATCAATGGTGCAACACCACCTCAAGCGTCCATTAAGATGCCCAATGGTTCCGCTGAGAAAGTCCCTGCTGGTGAGCCCTATGCGGGAATGAACCAAGTGGACATGACGGACGCCACATGGATCGCCAAGGAGTTGGCTACTCAGCTCACTACGGTCCTCGGACCTTCTGGGTGGACCTTCACCTCGGGCTCTGGGTGGATTCTCATTGAGGCCCCATTGGCTGACAACGTGAGGACCATCGCGACCGCTGATGGCTTCGCTGACACCCTGCTCTCGGGGTTCATCTATCAGGTCCAGTCGTTCACCAAGTTGCCCGCTCAGGCACCCGCTGGGTACATCGTTGAGATCACCGGTGAGAGTGCCCGCTCAGGGGACAACTACTGGGTCGAGTATGACGCCTCAGCGAAGGTCTGGAAGGAAACAGCCAAGCCCAAGATGATTGCTGGCTTCGATGTCCTGACGATGCCCCATGCGCTTATCAGGGCCTCTGATGGTCAGTTCGATTGGACGCCACTTGGCTGGGAGACTCGGGACTCTGGGGATGACACAACGAACCCTATGCCGTCCTTTGTCGGCAACACGATCAACGATGTGTTCTTCTTCAGGAACCGCTTGGGTTTCCTCTCGGGCGAGAACGTGATCATGTCGAGGACCTCAAAGTATTTTAACTTCTGGCCGTCCAGTGTTGCGGTCCTCAGTGATGACGATCCGATTGACGTTGCGATCAGCCACAACCGTATCTCGATCCTGAAGTATGCCGTTCCCTTCTCTGAGCAACTCCTGCTCTGGTCTGATCAAGCCCAGTTCGTCCTCACGTCCAGTGGGGTCCTCTCTGCGAAGACCATTGAGTTGAACCTCGCAACTGAGTTCGATGTTAGTGATGGCGCTCGCCCTCATGGCATTGGCCGGGGGGTCTACTTCGCAGCACCTCGGGCTTCCTACACGAGCCTCAAGCGTTACTTCGCAGTACAGGAAGTGACTGAGGTGAAGTCCGCTGAGGATGTCTCTGCGCACGTCCCAAGCTACATCCCAAACACTGTCCATGCGATCCATGGGTCGGGCACTGAGAACTTCGTGTCGATCCTCTCGGACTCCCAAGAGAACTCTGTGTTCGTCTACAAGTTCCTCTATCTGGATGAGCGCCTGCAACAACAGTCCTTCTCCCATTGGGAATTCGGAGAGAACACTAAGGTGCTCACTGCGGACTGCATTGGGTCGTTCCTCTACATGATCATTCAGAGACCTGAAGGGCTCATGATGGAACAGATCGAGTTCACCCAGAACACCCTCGACTTCAGCATTGAGCCCTATCGGACTTACATGGACATGAAGAAGCTGGTGACCCTCGGGGCGTTCAATGCGGACACCTATGAGACCACTGTCGGCGTCACTGCTCTGTACGGTGGAGTGCCTGGGAATGATGCGGTCTTCTATACGGTCGACGCCCAAGGCGTTTATCTGGAGCACCGTGGACCGTGGAACTCAGGCTCAGTGCTGACCTTCGTGGGCAACCGTAGTGGCGAGCAAGTCCTCGTGGGCAAGCAGTTCACGTTCCAATACGAGTTCTCGAAGTTCCTCATTAAGCAGACCTCTGAGGATGGTGGTACAGCCACTGAGGATGTTGGGCGCCTACAGCTTCGTCGTGCGTGGCTCAACTACGAACTCAGCGGGTCCTTTGAGATCAACGTCAACAACGGCTCCAGTCAGTTCGTCTATGTGATGTCTGGTGGTCGCCTGAGCCAGAACACTCGCCTCGGTGAGATCTCACTGGGCACTGGTCAATACAAGTTCCCGGTAACGGGTAACGCCTTGAATCAGCGAGTCACTATCACCTCTTCCAACCCCAACCCTGTGAACGTCATTGGGTGTGGCTGGGAGGCCAACTACGTCCGTCGTTCAGGCGGTATCTAACTCGAATGGTGGGGGATTAAAACCCCTCACTATTGCAGCCTATAGGGGTTCTTAATGTTTCTACTCAAAGCTACTCACGCTCATCTCGTTCAAGCCGCTGGGAACCTCTCAATAGGAGACCTTGACGAGTTCAACATGAACATCCAACACAGGAACCCTCTTGATGTCCTACCGCTGGCTCTCGACGAGACCACGATGGCAATCGTAGAGGGTTCAATCGTATTGGCTGTTGGCGGCTCTGATAGTTGCCTGTGGTTCGTCACAACGACCTACGTTGAGGACCTGCCAATGAGGGACAAGATGACGTTCTTCAGGCTTCTCAAAGACCACCTTGATGATGTCAAGGATCGGGGGCCACACAGCAAGCAACTGACCAACCATGTGTCAGTGGTCAACACACCGCATATCCGACTGCTCAACGCACTGGGGGCCACATGGTCCAACGTGATCACGATGTCTCCAGCCGGGTTTGCGTTCCGTCAATTCTGGCTATAGGAGGTCCACCATGTGTGAACCAGTAAGCATCGGCATGGCTATCGTAGCTGTCGCTGGTGCCGCAATGAGCGCCTCTGAGAAGGCGAAGGCCGAGGGCGCTGCTGAGGATGGACAACGCCGCACCGCTCGCGAGCAGGTCAAGCAGACCAACATGGCGAACGCCAACCTCAACCTGACCGCTCAGGACAAGCAGGAGGAAGCGCGCAAGCAACTCTCTCAGATCAACCTACAGGCTACCCGCAACCGTGGGACCATCCGTGCCGCTGTTGGCGAGTCGGGTCTCTCAGGAAACTCTATGGATCGCATCCTGAACAGCGTAGAGAACGAGTCGTCTAATGCTCGGACTGATGTGGTGGACAACTACCATCGCGACTATCAGTCGATCTTTGCGAACCAGATCGCCAACGTAGAGAACACCAAGTCGGCCCTCAAAGGTCAGGCTCAAGTGATCCGTACCAGTGGTGTGTCGAATGCCCTCGGGATCGTCTCTGCGGGTGCCAATGGGTACGCTCAAGGGTCGGCCATTAAGGGTGCATCTGCTAAGCAACCCACATCGCCATCCAATGGCACACCTCAAGGAGGGACTAAGTAATGGCTAACGCAATTGAACGTGCTGTCGATGGCGCACAGATGCAACAGAATGGCCGATTGAATTCCTCAGTGGGCACCGTTGGGTTCGAGGCGTCCGTCCAAAGGGCCCCTGTGGGCTCTAACGGTTTCGCTCAGTCCATGAATGACTTCGTGAAGGGTGCCACCAATGCTTATGGTGCCTATCAGGAGAACGCTCAGAAGACCGCTGAGGCTCGCTCAGACGAGATCATCCGTAAGCTGACACCAGACCAACGCCGCGAGGCCATTGGGGCAGGAACCCTGTTGTATCAGGACGACCCTGACGCGATGAACCTCCTGCGCTTCAAGACTGGCCGGACGGCTGCCTATGATGTCGAGGATGAGATCCAGTCGAAGATCCAGAATGGTGAGTTTGATGGGAAGGACCGTCAGTACCTCGAAGAGTACCGTCAGACCCGTTTAACGGAATCCGCCAAGAAGTACGCTGAGTCCTCTGGGATCAACGAGGACGACCCTGAGTATCAGCGCGGCTACAACGGTGACATCGTTCAGCGCAATGCTGCGATCTATGACCTGCATGGTCAGCGCCGTTCCAAGTGGTTCCAGTCGCAAGCCGCTGTGAACACCCGTGGGGATCTGGCGCCTCTGTTAGATGACCCTGAGGTGATGAACACTCCGAGTGGTGGTGAGCACATTGCCAGCTACTTCAACACGGGCCTCAAGACTGGTCAGTTCCCAAGCGACCAATCAGCAATGGTGGCCCTGACCCAACTGGTCAACGATGCGCAGAACAAGTCTGGTGGTGCAAACCTTCTCCAGTCTCTGCGTGCCCAGTCGATCAACGTCCTGGGTGGTGCCAAGAAGGTCGATGACCTGATGGGTGCTGATGTCCTGGACAACGCCATCGTGAAGGCCAACGAGAATGAGTATAAGAAGTCCTCGGACCTCACTCGCACCTTCTCCCTTGGCGTAACTAAGGCGATCAACCAAGACGATGCGGCTACCGGCTGGGCGATGATCGCAGCTCAAAGGGCTCAATTGGATTCCATGCAGCCTGGACAAGAGATGACCTCTCAGCGCCAGATGCTGATCCAGGCCGAGCAACACTTGATGACCCGCGTTAAGGCAGACTCTGCGGCCCGCACTGAGGGCCTCAAGAAGGCGACCCAAGCGGACAACCGTATGGACATCCTCGATCAGGCTTACACCAAGCGGATCGCTGGAGAGAACGTCCCTGTGGCGCCAAAGTCCCAAGCTGTCGATGACAACACGGGCGAGTTTAAGGACTCTGATGGACCAACCTTTGCGGCTCGCACTATGGACCGCATTGCTAACTCTGATCTGCCAGTAGAGAAACAGGACGCCATGCGCGCTCAGTACCTCAACGCTGACTATGAGGGTGGTCCGTTCCAGACCTACTACAAGACCCTGATCACCGATGCCCAGCGCGAGTGGTCGAACAGTGTCCGTCAAGGTGAAGCGGGTGACATGCCTCGCCTTCAGGAACTCCAACGGGCCTACGTCACGAACCAAAGCACCATTGGGTCTGTGTTCCCTGAGCAAGCAGACTTCCTTGAGCAACTGAAGGATCTCTCTGATGGCGGGATCACCCCTCAGGTTCTCATTGACGCTCAGCGATCCAAGAAGGGCCTCTCTACGGAAGAACAGAAGTTCCGCAACGAGGAATGGATGAACCTGATGAACGATTCGTCCAACAAGGATCTCTCAAGTATCCCTGGACCTCTTCAGCGCCTCGCCAGGACTGTCTATGACGGTTACAACGAGCGCACAGGCAACCCATCCCTCGCCAAAGAGAAGCTCACCCAGTGGCTCACAGACAACACCGTGTCCTTCACTGAGGCTGGTGACGACTCTGCCTATATCGGTCGGATCGACAAGCGCACCCTCATGGCTTCCCCAGAGGATGTGAACTCGTGGAAGGAAGGCAAGGACATCATTGAGCGCACCACTCAGGGCCTCCTTGAGACTCCCGCTTGGGCTGGTGCTTCAGCAACCATCACCGCTGACGAGAACACTGGGGACATCCTCATCGAGTCCCCTACAGGTCGCCGCGTGCGCCTGACCAAACAGTCTCTTCAACTGATCTACAAGGCTCAGCGTGAAGCGGCACAACAGCAAGCCTTCCGCGAGGGAGTCGATGAGGCCAAAGGCCGTCAGAACTCTATCGAAGGTCTCAAAGGTTCCTCTAAGCAATTGGCTAAGGAGGGGCTGAAATCATTCTAAAGGAGGCACTTAATGAGCCGTAAAGACGAATACGCAAAGTTGCTGGCAAATGGCACCCCATACGACCAGATGATTCGTGATGCAGCGGATCAGAACGGCGTGGACTATGCCTATCTGCACAAGAAGATCTTCAACGAGTCCAGCTTCAACCCGAACGCCAAGAGCCCAACCGGGCCACGTGGTCTGGGTCAGTTCACTGCTGCCACTGGGCGGGCCTACGGGCTCGTCACAGACGCTGACTTCATGGACCCTCAGAAGTCTATAAATGCCTCAGCGGCTCTCACTCGGGACCTCTTGGGGACCTACAAGGGCGACTACCTGAAGGCCGCATTGGCTTACAACCAAGGCAATGGCCGTTTAGGTTCCCCTCAGTTGGCCGCTCTGGATCGTGGGGACTTCTCTAAGATCTCCGAAGAGGGTCGGAACTACATGGCGAACCTGCTCGACGTAGCTGGTGACTCGCCTTCCCGTAAGTGGTTCTCTGAGCCATCTGCCCCAAAGCAAAATGGTGAATTCGAGCAAGCCACGCAAGGACTCACCAAGGCACCGCAAGTTGAGCGTGGCAACTCAAAGGGCCCTCAAGGTTTCAACCTGAGCCTTGGGGATGCCCCTCAGACCCAACAGACTTTCCAGGAGCAGGAGTTCGCACAGAACGGTCCTACGGATGACAGTTGGTTCAAGGACTTCCTGCCGGGTGTTGAGGCTTCCATCGACAACTCATGGGGCGGCTCCAAGCTGCGTGACTTGTTCCGCGAAGAAGAACACGACCCATTGACTGACTACTCTGCTGTCCAACCTATGTGGGATGATCAGGACTACGAGCTGATTCGACAAGAGGGCGTACCTCCGAGCATGTTCCCGTTCATCATGGACCGGACCAAGGGCGTCAAGGCTGAGATCCCCAACGCTATCAAGGTAGCCAAGGAGAACTACGCCAACGAGCAGACCATCATGAAGTCGGGCATTGGTACGCAGATCACTGGTGGTGTCTTCTCGGCACCTCTCGACCCTGTGTCCTATGTGCCCGTTCCGGGCGCCGCTGGGGCGACCTTTGCGGGTCGTGTTGCCAAGCAGGCAGCTTTCACTTCGGGGCTCTCTGTGGGCTCTGAAGCACTCCGCTCAGATACCCTCGGTGTCGAAGCTCACTATGCGGCTGCTGCTGTTGGTGGCGCTGTGATGGGTGGAGGTATGGCTGCGATCCTCGACAAGTACATTGCCAAGGGTGTGAGCAACGTCAAGGCTCGTCCTGACATGGATGACGCCGACCTTGAGGCTATCCTTGCGCGTCACGGTGAGTCCTCTGAGAAGAACTCTGTGATCCCCCTGGATGAGGGCATGGAGCCAACCGTGGCGAAGCCCCGAGAGGACGCTCAGGATGATGACTACCTTGAGAAGATCCTTGGGATGCACGGTGAGCGGCTGACGCGGCAAGAGGGTCTGAAGGATCTCCCTGATGACTCCATTGAGAACATCCTTGCGAAGCACTCGGAAGCCTCTGAGCCCAACGAGTTCTATGGCACCACGGCACGCCTACAGGCCCGTGAGGCTGCTCGCACAACTGGTCAGGACGATCCTACCCGGATGCCTTGGAACAGTGATGACGTGCCTCAGAGTCACGATGGTGTGGACTTTGTGGATGTCCCTGGAGAACCTGGGGCAGTGCGACTGCGTGATGGCTCGATCATCTCAGCCTTCAACCCGCTGAACCCGAAGACCCTCCGCATGGTCGCTCAACTGGAGCCTGAGCGTTCTGCCCGTGGCTTCAACCTTGGGGCCATCGCTGAGATTGGCTACACGCTCAACCGCACAGAGGACGAGTCGATCCGCAAGATTGGTGGTCAACTGTTCAGGTCAACTGTTCAGACCGAGAGCGGCACCAATGGCAAGTTTGGGGCCACCGCTTCGGACATCATTGAGCGCATCCGTGGGGAAGATCACCTTCGCTATGGCAAGCTGAATGACCTGACTGAGCGGGTACTTAAAGAAGACCCAGCGTATGCCATGCAGGCTGGTGTCGTTGCCAAGCGTGAGAAGGCTTACCGTCGTGTGGCTGAGGCTATCGAGGATCAATCCAAAGTGAAGCAAGGCCAGCTCTCTAAACAGGAGCGGGAACTGATGGACCTGATCAACGAGCACTTCACCCGCAAGCAGGACATGCTTCAGAACCCTGCTCAGTTTGGTAATGCCAACGCTTCCTCACTGCTCGACTCGACTCGACATGCTGGCTCCTATGTCCCTAACGTCTATGACGATGCGGCCAAGGCGATCCACATCAAGAAGTTTGGCGGTGAGGATGGTCTTCAGCGTGCAATCCAAGAGTCCTGGCTGGCGTCCTACGCTTCCCGTCCGGCTGTGAAGGTACGCATCGACAAGATGGTCAAGGAGTCCATCGAGAAGCAAGGCAAAGTGGCGACCCCTGAGGCAATCAAAGCGGCTGTCACTAAGTACGCCAACGATAAAGCCTACGGGATCAGCCACACCTCTGACTTCAATCGAAGCTCGATGATCGACGATGGGTTGAACTCATTGGTAGGAGCTGAGAACAACAACTTCCTTGAGGCCCGTAACCTGTTCGACTCTGACATGCCTGTTCCGTTGTCCGATGGCTCGACCTTCGCTGTGAATGACTTGCGGATGTTCGACCTGCCAAAGGTGATGTCCAGCTACGACCGTCGAATCAATGGTGACGTAGGGATCATGGGTGCCATGGGTAAGGATACTGCTGCGCTGAAACAGGAGGTCCTCGACATCCGAACCAAGCAAGGCAACTCCAAGGACATTGACGCACTGGAGAGCGCTGTGAAGCTGCTCACTGGGCGTGCTCGACGTGACCCTGATAGTACCTTTGGGACGGCCTTACGGTCCCTCAACGACCTCTCGTTCTTCACCAAGAACGCCTACATGGCCGCTCAGAACTTCACTGAGATCGCCGGGATGATCACCAATGGTCACCTTCGGATGATGATGCACGGTGTGCCATTCCTGCGGGAGATGACCACCTGGGGCTCCAAGATCAAACCAGAGCAGCTCAAGGAAATGCACGGTCTCATCTTTGGCCGTGAGCTGGATGATGCTATCCGTCCTCGTCGGGCTGATATCGTGGATCGCCTGAGATCTCAAGGGGCCTCTAACGTGGCTGCTCAGATGGTTGGTACGGTGAAGTTCGGGACTCAGGAACTGGCTGCTCGTAGTCCGTTCACCAAGATGCTCACTGAGACCTCAAACTACATCATTGAGGCTGGCCGTCAAGGTGCCCTCATGGACATGATCAAGGCAGCTCACGGTAGCGAGGCGAAGATCTTCACATCCGAGCGGTTGAACCAACTGTCCATCACACCGGCTCAGTTCAGCGGCATCAAGAGTGCGATCAAGCAACACATCGTTCCTGACGGTGATGGCTGGAAGATCAAGGATGCAGCCGCACTTCGCAACGACCCAAGGGCCATGGACATCTGGCGCCTTGGTGACAAGGTGGCCGATGAGACGATCCTTCGTCCTCACAAGCTGTCCTCTCAGGACTCGAAGGCGCTGGGCGCTGGCTGGCACATGGCGCTTCAGTTCAAGAAGTTTGTCTTGCGGACTCTCAACGCTCGTCTCGTTCGGGGCTTCTATAACTCCACGAAGAATGGTCAGGCGCTGGACACAGCCTTGCAGGTCGCCATCTCTACGGGCCTCGCTACGTCCTTCTATGTAGCGCAACGCTACGTCCAAGCTCAGGGGATGCCTCAGGAAGCCCGCAAGGACTTCTTAGCGAACAGCCTCTCGAAGGAGATGATTGGTTGGGCTGCGCTGTCCCGAGGGAACATCATTGGGGCACCTATTGGTGTCGCTAACTTCTTCCTCGCTCCGCTGGGATACGACCCGGCAGCCGCTGTGCGCACCTCGATCCTCCCAAGGGGCCCAGAGTTCGTGAAGCGGGATCACCCTACCCGTTACAGCCCATTGCGCTCTGATGGGGTCACTGCGCCTCTCTCAAGGGTCCTCGAACAGGTTCCATCCGCTGGCATCCTCGGGTCTGTCTATCAGGTCGGTGCGAACGCTGATGGCATCTGGAACAACTCCCCGAGGAACTCTCAGGAGCTGGGCTACATGACTGGACTCTACAACGGCCTTCGCGGTCTCGTTCCAAACGACCCACTCACTCAGCGGGCGTTATCAGCAATCATGCAAGAGCAGGGGATGGAGTACCGGAAGCGGTAAAACCCCTCACTATTGCGACAAAACAACCACGCCCAGTCCTCTGGCGTCCCTCCATGGGTCGTCATGTCTGGGCTTTTATTACAAGGAGGAACACATGGCAGAAACTCAGAAGTCCATCGCGACCTATGCACTGGATGGCACACGGCTCGACTTTCCAATCCCCTTCGAGTACCTCGCAAGGAAGTTCATTGTGGTCACCTTAATGGGCGACGATACGACTCCCAAGAAGACTCTGGTGTTGACTGATGAATACCGCTTCACCTCGCCAACTCAGATCACGCTGAACAGCCTGTGGGGCCCTGGTAACGGCTATAACCTGATTGAGATTCGCCGGGTAACCTCAGCGACTGATCGTCTGGTGAACTTCTCGGATGGATCAATCCTTCGGGCCTACGACTTGAACACCTCGCAGATCCAGGCGATCCACATTGCTGAGGAAGGCCGTGATGTCTCCAGCAGGTCACTGCTCAACAACACGCTGACTTGGGATGCTCTTAACTTGCGCATCCGAAACTTGGCAAACCCGCTGACGGCTCTTGATGCTGCAAACAAGGGCTATGTGGATTTGGTAAGTGCGACTAATGGCTCCTACTTGGAACAACAGTTGAACAGAACCCTGCGTGGGCAGCCCGGTGAGAATATCACTTGGATGCCTAATGCCACCGCTCGTGCATCTAAGGTGCTGGGATTTGACTCCCAAGGGAATCCTACAGTAATGGCCCCGGCTACTGGCTCAGGTACAGAGCTTGCCTTGGACTTGGCCGATGCCGGCAAGGGCTCCAAGTTGGTGGCGTGGGAACGGGCACCTCTCACTGAGGCTCTACGAAATGTTAACCAACTGCTGTCCTCGCAGATGTGCAACATTTGGGAATTCTCAAAGTACGTCACGACCAAGCCCGTAGTTAATGACCCAAACACTTGGGATTGGACCCCGGCGTTCCACGCTGTGCAGGTCATGTTCTCGGCGGTGTACGTTCCAAAGGGTCAGTTCGGCATTGCTCAGGTTCGCCAAAAGGTTGAGGACTTCCAGATCCTTGGGGAGAGCCCAAGCACCACCATCCTTTATGTGTCCAGCGGTGTTGGCATCTATGACTATGAGGGTGCAGATAATGCCCCTGGTGGGAACCACGCTGGTCTCACTATCCGAAACCTTCAGATCAAAGGCCCTTATGTAAACCCTGACGACTTCAGCTCCCCTGCGAACTCATGGGCGCTGGCAAGTGGCCTGACTAAGGACCTTGCAGATACTTCCCTTGTGGGCATCCGCCTGAAGCGCTCAAGTCGCACGTGTTTTGATAACGTCAAGTTCACTGGGCTACATGTGGGCTGGGATCAATACGGTGGCGTAGCTGGACTCGTTGAGCGCTGCGTGTTTGACAACATGAAGATTGGACACCGTAGTCAGAACGGCGCGAGCTGGGGTGATGCTTCCTACAAGTCAACCACGATGACCGTCAGGAACAACTTCTATAGCCGTCTCTGGGTTGGTCAGTACAACAACGAGTGGGTAGACGACTGTCGGTCGTATGCAAACATCTTTGAGCCTTGCAATACCGCACAGTACATCCTTAACGGCGGTTCCATTCGTGGTGTGTGCATCCTTAATGACTACTATGAGCGGTGCTATGAAGGCATTGTGTTCAATGGTGGTGGGCTCATTCGATGGGTTGTTAAAGATCCTTACTTTGCCGGGACCCCTGGTAACTTCTGGGGCTACGGCAAGTCTATCAACATTCAGGTTGGCGCCTCAGCTAACTTCAGGTTGTTCCTTGAGGGCTCAGCCATGGGTGGCGGTGGTCTCCTTAACTCATCCAATGGTCAGGTCATTGCGGACAACTTAGAGGTAGCTGGCGGTGAGGTATTCCCAACACTGTTCCTGAAGAATCGCCGCAATAAACATGTAGCGTACGACCCGTTGTTCTCCCGTGGGTCCCGTATGTTTGACCATGGGGCTGGTGTCCTTGACCCAACATTTGAGGACGATAACGGTCAACAGGTTATGGTGATCACTGGTACTGGTACTGGCCTTGCATTTAATGGAATGCGCTTCAGACGTGCGTCACCTCGCAGTGAGCCATTGCGCATGAAGTTTAAATACAAGTACAACGGGACCAATACAAACTTCCAGGCAATTGGTGTGCGAGTTGGTGGCAGCCTTGTTGGCCCAACTATTAACCCCACATCCACTTGGGTCACTTATGACGGTACTTGGTCTGAGCTTGTATCTGGCTTCACACTTGGCTACTTCTATGGCGGTTTTAATGGCGAGCTTCGCATTAAAGGTTTCTGGGCAAGTGAGGGCTACGGACTGGCTGAGAGCTACGCCCCAACTCCAGAGGACTTCAAGGACGTTGCTGTCCCAACTACAGGCACCAGCTTTGCGTCAGACAAGTGGCGTCCATGGTCTCCAGCAGTAGGGGCGACTAAGGGTGGAACTTGCACTGTGACGGGAAGCCCTGGAACCTATGTGAGCGAGGGCAACCTTTAACAACTAATAGACGCAAGGAGGACTTAATGATCCAAATCGACTTTAACAACGGTGTGGTCCAAGCGACCCCTGTTGTTGGAGCCGCTGTGACTGACGTGGCAGCCCGGTTGTTTCTGGGCCTGTCACCTTCAGAGTGGTTCTATGCATC